GTCCGGTAGTGAGTTCTACAGCCTTGACACCAACTGGACGGCAACACTAATCGGCACCGTATCCGGCACAGGGCCGGTCAGCATGGCCGACAACGGCACGCAGATATTCATTGCTTGCAACCCCCTCAGTTACATCTACAACACGTCCACAGCCGTGTTTGGGCAGATTACAGACCCTGATTTCCCCGGTGCGGGATCTGTAGGCTACCTTGACGGTTACTTTGTGTTCAACGAACCGGACACGCAAAAGTTTTGGGTGACCAGCCTGCTCGATGGCACGTCCATTGACCCGTTGGATTTTGCCAGTGCCGAAGGCTATCCAGACAACGTAATTGCGTTGATTGTCGATCACCGCGAAATATTCTTGTTTGGCAACACCAGCGTTGAGGTTTGGTATGACGCTGGCACACCCGATTTCCCACTGGCGCGGATTCAAGGTGCCTTTATGGAATTAGGCTGCGCTGCTGCGTATTCGGTTGCCAAGCTGGACAACAGCGTGTTCTGGCTAGGCTCGGATGCGCGGGGCCGTGGAATTGTTTATCGGGCGAACGGCTACACGCCAGCGCGAATCTCGACCAATGCGGTTGAATACGCCATTCAAAACTACGGCAACATTACAGACGCTATTGCCTACACTTACCAACAGGACGGGCACCCGTTCTATGTGCTGATATTCCCGTCAGCCGAAGCAACATGGGTTTACGACGTATCCACGCAGCTCTGGCACGAACGCGCAGGGTTTGAAAACGGGGATTTCACACGGCACCGTAGCAACTGCCAAATGGCGTTTAACAGCGAGGTTGTGGTCGGAGACTACGCGGACGGGCGGCTGTACGCTTTTGACCTTGATGTTTACGCCGACGACGACCAAATTCAAAAGTGGCTGCGGTCGTGGCGAGCGCTGGCTACAGGGCAGAATAACCTCAAGCGCACCGCGCACCACAGCCTACAGCTCGACGCGGAAACGGGTGTTGGGCTTAACGCTTACCCCGCGTACGATGCCGAAGATTTAGCCACCGAATCCGGCAACATTATTGTTGCCGAGTTTGTGCAGGGTTATCTGACCACGCAAGCCGGTGACCAGTTAGTCACTGAGGCTAACGACGGTAATGAACCGCTGGTGACGCAAGTGCAGCCCGCCGAGGATTACAACGGCTATGCGCTGGAAACCGAAGCCTATACCGCAGCACCTGGTTACGATCCGCAGGTCATGCTGCGCTGGTCGGACGATGCGGGGCATACTTGGTCAAACGAACACTGGAACTCAATGGGCAAGATCGGCACCTACGGCACCCGCACCATCTGGCGGCGGCTTGGCATGACCGAGAAAATCCGCGACAGGGTGTATGAAGTGTCGGGAACAGATCCGGTCAAAATCGCCATCATGGGCGCTGAACTGTTTGTCACGCCGACGAGTAGCTAATGGCTACTCTCAACATCACCAATATCCCAGCACCTCGGGTGCCGTTTATTGACGAGCGCACCGGCCTCATGGCGCGGGAATGGTATCGGTTCTTCCTCAACCTGTTTGTCTTGACCGGCAGCGGTAACAACCCCATCACGCTGGAAGAACTGCAACTCGGGCCACCCAGCCAACAAGACTTTACCGAAATCATCGCTCAGATCAATCAGAACATCGCCCCGCAATACGAAGATCAATCAGGCGACTTTCTAGCCACGCTCGACACCGCGCAGCTCATGTCGATGATGTCGCGGTTTGAAAACGCTGAAGCCGCCATCCAAGGGGCGTATCTTCAGCCACCGCAGCTACCGGTTGATGGCGTCTATGTGGTCGGCCCCGGCAGCTCAACCGACAACGCGGTTGCGCGGTTTGACGGCACTACCGGAAAACTGATCCAGAATTCTGTTACCACCATAGATGACACCGGCGCGGCTACAGGATTTACAACATTCGCGGCTTCTACTAGTGTTACTACGCCTACAGTCCAAGCATCAAACTCTGCTGGCTTATCGCTTAAAAATGCGTCAGGAACAACCCAAATTAATATGGGGGCTGGTGGTGGCGATAATGTTTCAATTAATGTTTCTACAAATTTAAACGGTGCAAACGCACAAATAGACATCAGCCCTACTGGAACTGGTCATGTTCACATAAAACCTAGCGGCACAGGTTCGATTGAAATTGCGCCTACAAATGTAGGAACAATTGACAACATGACCATTGGGGCAACAGCACCTAAAAATGGTAGTTTTGTAGACTTAAGTGTAACTGGAACACTTAGTTTTGATGCGGCGCAAGGAACAGCGGGGCAAGTTTTAACATCGGCTGGAACGGGCGCAACGCCGACTTGGTCAACGGCTGCCGCAGGCACTGTGACTTCAGTGTCGGTGGTGTCGGCCAACGGGTTGGCCGGAACGGTAGCCACTGCAACAACTACCCCGGCAATCACGCTCTCTACAACCATCACCGGCCTGCTCAAGGGCAACGGCACTGCAATCAGCGCAGCCGCCAGCGGCACAGACTACGCACCCGCGACCAGCGGCACCTCAATCCTGTATGGCAACGGATCGGGCGGCTTTAGCAACGTCACCATTGGCACCGGCGTTGCCTTTACCGCAGGCACACTGTCTGCGACCGGTTCGGGCGGCACCGTCACCAGCGTGGCGCAGTCTTTTACCGGCGGCTTGATTTCGGTTGCGGGTTCCCCGATCACCAGTTCAGGCACGCTGGCCTTGACGGTCGCAGGCACCTCTGGCGGTATTCCTTACTTTTCCAGTGCATCAACCTGGGCAACTTCCGCTGCGCTTACGGCCAGTGCGTTGGTGGTCGGCGGCGGCGCGGGGGCAGCTCCTGCCACAACCACAACCGGAACGGGCGTTGTCACCGCGCTCGGCGTGAATACCGGAACGGCTGGTGCGTTTGTGGTCAATGGTGGCGCTCTCGGCACACCGTCTAGCGGCACAGTCACGAACCTAACCGGCACTGCCAGCATCAACATCAACGGAACGGTAGGGGCAACAACGGCAGCTACGGGCGCGTTTACAACCGTAACAGCTACCAGCATTAAATTCGGTTCTGGAACGGTTTTAAACTCGTATGAAGAAGGCAATTGGACACCAGCTTTTACTTTTACCACTCCAGGCAATTTTGCTTTGGGCGCGCCTATTGTTCAACAAGGCAGGTACACAAAAGTTGGCAGACAAGTAACGTGCAATTTTGTAATTGTAACTACGCCGACTTGGACAACTGCGTCAAGTTATTTAGTGCTTACAGGTTTGCCTTTTACCGCTGCAAACGTGGGAGGGCCAGGCTTTGGGCCAGTTTCATTTACCAATGTAACAAAAGCGCTTTATACAAGTTATGCTCTTGAAGTTGAAGCTAATGCTACTCGTTGCTACTTAACTGGCAGCAGCAACGCAGGATTGGCGGGGTACAGTATTTTGGCCGCTGATATGGCTTCTGGTACACAAACAGTGCTGGCTGGCAGCATTACCTACACGGTATAAGGAATAAAAATGGCACTCACCAAAGCAAGTTTTTCAATGATAACTGGGGCGTATTTTAACGTCCTTGATTACGGCGCTGATCCAACAGGCGTGGCCTCTAGTACAGCCGCTTTTCAAGCCGCTATTGAAGCCGCGCAATTGTCTGCACGTCCTGTCTACATCCCCGCTGGTTTTTATCTCATCACGGACACTTTAACTGTTTACAACGGAACGCAAATTACTGGTGACACAAACTTTTCCTACGGGCAAGGTTTTGGTCGGCAAGTGTATGCAACCACGATCACATTTACGCCAGCCACAGCCAAGCCGTTGTTTAACTACGCATGGAAAACCGCACCTTCCCCTGGCCCTGTATTTCACACATCAATAGAAAATTTATTTCTTGCAGCCACTGATCCAACAAAAGCAACGTATGGGTTAAAGCTAAACGCGGTTATTTATGCTAATTATAAAAATTTAACCTTTGAAAATTTTAATGTTGGTGTTTATTGCAACAATACAATTAATAATCGGTTTGAAAATTGTTTCATTACTGATTCAGCATATGTTTGCGTTGATTACGCTGGCGCGGCAGAAACAACTGATGTTTGGGAACAATGCACTTTCTTTGGGTCGCCAGTTGGCGTTCGTTTTAATGGCCCTGCTGTTGGCGTAAGATTTGACAATTGCCTTTGGGAACAAATTGAATATTACGGAATGGACATTTCATCCCGTTGCCAAAGCATTATGGTGACAAATGCGTATTGTGAAGATGTGCCTTTCGGTGCTTCACCGCCTGCTGACGGGTGTATGTTTCGAGTGGGTCAAGTAGCTGGTGATAGCGCAGCAGACATTCAAAATCATTTAATTGTAATTGGTGGACAATTTAACGGTCGTAATGCTGGCATTGCAGGCGCTGGATTATTTGATGTTGATTTGTGTTGGGGAATTTACGCTGGCGGGTTTGCTGCCAATCGTTGGCCTTACATTATCAAAACAGATGTAACAAACACACAACCTAATTCAATTGTTTTGGGTAGCTATCAAGGTATAAGCTGGACGAGTAATATTAGCGATATAACAAAAGTTTGTGGAATTTACCCAAATGGTGTTTTAAATACTGGCTCTTTTAGTGAATCAGCTAAATTTTTTAACGTAGCGGTAAATAATATAGTCAACGCAAGTGGTTATGAATACACAAACGGTGTATTTTGGAATAGCGGTGTAGGTACACCAGAAGGTGCAGTAACCGCCCCTGTTGGATCGTTGTGGTCACGCACCAACGGCGGTGCGGGAACATCATTGTACGTTAAAGAATCCGGCACTGGTAATACAGGATGGGTAGCTAAATGACACTTGAAAAGAAAATCTCTGTTGATTTGCTTGAAGTCATTGAAAATGGCGCTGTGCAAGTCCGCACTAAGACCGCAATACTTGATGACGGCGAGGAAATTAGCGGCACCTTTCACCGCCATGTAATAGCACCGGGTGATGACTACAGCGCCGAGGACGCCCGAGTGCAGGCCATCTGTGCGGCGGTGCATACGGATGAAGTGCTTGCGGCTTACAAGGCAGCGCAAATTAAGGAACAAATATGAGCAACGTAAACCTCTCAGCATTTGGTGGCGTCGGCTGGCAATTCTTCGACAACAACGGCGCACCGCTGGCCGGTGGGTTGATCTACACCTATGCCGCTGGCACCACAACACCGCAGGCAACCTATACGACCAACGCGGGAACGGTAGCGCACCCTAACCCGATTGTATTGAACTCCGCAGGCCGCGTGCCGGGTGGCGAGATTTGGTTGCTGTTTGCCAGCTACAAGTTTGTCCTGCAAACCTCGGCAGCGGTGTTGATTGCAACCTATGACAACGTCACCAGCGGATCAATCCCCGCGATTGCCAACTTTACTGGTGATGGCACCACAATCAGTTTTAGTTTGGGCAGCGCGGTTAGCGAGAACAGCACAAACGTCTACATCAACGGCGTTTACCAGCAGAAAAATACTTATTCAATCAGCGGGTCTAATATAGTGTTTTCAACCGCGCCGCCGACAACTTCAACCATCGAAGTCAGCTTTACTTAGCAGGAGTCAACCATGACCGTAACCGTAAAAGTCCTTATCCCAGCCAAGATCGCGGAGGCAACGCAGACCACGCAATACACCGCCACCAACGTCACCACGATTATTGACAAGTTCACGGCCACCAACTACAGCGCAACGGCAGCGACCTTGAGCGTGAATCTGGTCACGGCGGCTGACACGGCGGGCAATCAGAACTTGATTACCAAGACCAAGACGCTGGTGGCAAGCGAGGTATATACTTTCCCTGAGATTGTCGGCCAGGTGCTGATGGCAAGCGGATTTATATCTACCATCGCGGGCACTGCGTCAGCGATCAACATTCGCGCTTCAGGGCGGGAGGTTAGCTAACATGATTTCGGACAGCTATAAAGCGGTTGGCCCAAACCGGTACGTAGACCCATCTACAGGTCAGATGTACAATAATCAGCTTCAAGGCGACAGCGAAAACGGCTTTACGCGGGCAATGGTGCCCACTGGTGACATATGGGAATACCAAAACACCCCCGGCATTTCAGGGCAAAATATTTACGGCTCGCAAGGTTATTCTCCGCAACAGTATGAAAAAGGCGGCGAAGGCGATTGGGGTTCAACAGGTTCCCCCGGCGGGTTTACCGCTGCTGGCTATCAATTAGGCAATTGGCAATCAGATCCCAACCTTTCATCGTATCTTCAAAGTCGCGGAATTACACCGACATATGACGCGCAATATGGTTGGATAATCCCTAATGCGGCTAATCCCGGTCAGATAATGACCGATTACGTCAGAAGTAGGGGTTTGGGTGACGCCAATACCGGCGGTTTTGTTAACAGCCTTATAGACAAATACGCTGTTCCGGCAATGATGGCGGCTACCGGCGCAGGCATGGCTGGCGGGTTTGGTGGTGTTGCGGCTGAAGGTGGCGGTGCGGGGGCCACCACGGGTGTAACCGTGCCAGGTAATTATTCTTCTGCTATGGGCACTATGGGCGGCGATGTTGCTGCGGGGGCAGGCACTACCTCGGCGTATGGGCTTACTGGAACCGCGCCCGGTATTGCAGGTACTGCGGGTGGGGGCATTACGGGTATGGGCGCGCCTGTTGACTACAGCCTTGCTGGTGCTGGTGCAGGCGCCGGCGGCGCAGGTTTGGGCGGCACAAGCGCGATGTTGGGCGGCGCTGGCGCTGCTGGCGGTGCTGCCGCAGGCGCTGCCGGTGCTGGCGCTGCGAGTGGCCTTGCAAGTTGGTTAACGCCAGCGTCTATTGCGGCGAGCGCGTTGTTTGGTTCAAACGCGGCAGGCAACGCCGCTAACACGCAAGCCGCCGCACAAGACCGTGCCAATGCGCTGAACTACTCGATGTATCTGCAAGGCCGGCAAGACTTGGCGCCATACGCCGGTGCAGGTATAACCGCGCAAAATAAACTGTTGACCTACCTCGGTTTGCCTGGGGGCACACAAGGTGACGCTTTTGGTAGATATGCGGGTGATTTTTCATCTGCGGATTTTCTTGCCAATAAAGACCCCGGCTACGGTTTTCGTTTTTCCGAAGGTTTAAAAGGTTTAGACCGTAGCGCCGCCAGCCGTGGCGGGCTGTTGTCCGGTGCAACACTAAAAGGCGCAGAACGGTTTGGGCAAGACCTAGCGTCAACCGAATACCAAAACGCGTTCAATCGCTACCAAACAAACCGCGCCAACGCGTTAGGGCCGTTGGATGTTATGCGCGCGTCCGGTCAAAGCGCGGCGGCGGGGCAAGCGGGTATTGCGGGCAATTACGGCGCGTCAGGCGCGGCGGGGCAAACGGCGTTGGGTAACATAGGCGCTGCGGGCACGATGGGCCAAGCAAATGCTTTGGCTAGCGGATTGGGCCAATACTTGAACTATTCATCCAACGCAGATTTGTCTAACGCGATACGAACGTCTGCCTATGGTCGTCCTGTTACAAACGCGTTAGGAGTTAGTTAAATGGCTATTGATCCGTCTATTGCTATGGGTTACCGGGGTCTTGGCGAGCTGCCAAACCCGATGAACCAACTCGCGCAGGTGTCGCAGATTCAATCTTCACAACGCCAAGGTGAAATGGCGCAGATGCAGATTCAACAAATGCGGCGCGATGAAACCGCGCTAACCCAGTTCTACGCAGATGTTGCTAAAAACGGTGGCCCAACAAACCCGGTTGAAATTGAAGATGCAATGATTAAATCGGGCGTGCGGGATATTGTAAATTCCGGTTTAACCGCAAGGATGACGCGGTCAAAACTAGAAAATCAACAAAAACAATTTGCTGGAATTATGGGCGCTAGAATGCCTACCGGTGCGCCTATGGCCGCACCCGCTGCGGCCCCTATGGCAGCGCCCGAACCGGGGTCGTTTGGCGCGGATGTGGCAGCGCGTACGGCGGCAATACCCGCTTTTGCGCGGGGAGGTAACGCGCTGATACCGGAACAGGCACCAAGAGTTAATGCTTTGGGCGGTGGTGGTGCAAACAATGCGGCTGAAATAGCGTTCAAGCAACAGCAACGTGATGCTCTTATCGGTATGGGCACAACGCAATCTATTGCGGCGGCTAAAGCCATAGATGCCGATATTGCGTTGTTGGCTAAAGAACCGGTTTACCACACTGTTACTGGTGTGGGGCTTGTCAATCCCCGCGATAAGTCTGTTGTAGTGCCTTCCGTTGAAACAGCGCCAAACAGTATTCGTGAGCTTGAAGCGTTTATGAAAATGACGCCGCAACAACAAGACACGTTTATGAAGATGAAACGGGCAAGTGCTTCTAATACGGTTACTAACGTCAATGCTTTTGCGCCCGCTAGTGAAGAAGCGCAAAAAGATTTTATGAAGAGTACCCGCGCTACGTATGACACGTTAAAACAAGCACCCGCCACGTTAAAAAATATTGAAGAAGCCAAAAAATTAGTGCCCGCCGCCGCCGCATTTATGGGCACTGGCGGAGAGGGGCTAAAAGAAGCCGCAAGTTTCCTGAACAATCGTCTTGGCATGAATATCGACACTAAAGGCGTTGTCGCTGCATCGGAATTGCAATCCAGACTGTTTCAAGGCATTTTGGATAATCTTAAGAAATTGGACGCGCAACCGTCGCAATCGCAACAAGCCGCACTACAAACGGCGTTGGGTAGTCTTAACACCGACCCCAATGCGCTTCCGCGTGTGCTGGATTCTTTTGCTGATACCATACGAGCTAAAGTTGATTTGCATAACACCGAGGTTACTGGCGCTGAAAGCAAAGGCGTAAAATTCCCCTATAGCCCAATTATAAATTTACCCGCTAAAACAAGCGGTGGCGGTAATGAAACGTGGGTTAGAGACGCAAAAGGAACCTTGGTAAGGAAACAATAATGGCGCGCACCATAAATTTTGAAGGTCGCTCGATAGACGTCCCCGATGATGCTTCCGATGCCGAAGTGTCAGCAATTCTATCGTCTAGCCCCAAATTTGACACGCTCCCCGGCGGCGCTGCGGTATTGGCACCGCAAGTAAAGCCTTCGCGGAGGGGGCCAACAGGCACCGAGCTGCTGCAAGACGTAGGCGGCGCAAGCGTGTTGGGCGCGGGATTAGGCTACGCCGCGCCAGCGATGCTTAAGGGTGCGGGCGCTATGGTGAACGCGTTGCCAGGGCCAATGGCTAAGTCTGTTGGCGCGGGGCTTACCTATGCTGGCACGGCGGCAGAAACGGCTGGCCCTCTTGCACGAACGATTTCCGGTGGCCTAAGCGGTATGGGAAGCGAAATAGCCGGCAAAACCGCCGAAGGATTAGGCGCGGGGCCGGTTACGACTGAAGTAGCGCGTTTTGCTGGCGGTGCCATAACGCCCGAGTTTGCGCGGTTGTCGGGTAGACTTGCCACAAACATATTTTCAAAATTCACCATTCCCGGCAATTTGACCGATAAAGCTATCGTTACTTTGGCGCGGGATATATCCGCAAAAGTGCGGGATATGACCGGAGGGCCGTTAAGCGCGGAAGAAGAAAAATACATTACGGCTTTGGTTGCCGATTTGCAAGGTAGTCGAAAGCCAGGTGAAGCCTTTGGCACGGTAGGCGCAACGCTTAAAACGGGTGCGGAAGATATTATTCAAACGGCGGCGCAAAAAGCGCAGGCAGTGCTTGGCGGCGCGGAACAAAAAGCAGCGCAATTGCACAACACCGCTCGTACAATATTAAACGAATCGGAAACGGCGGCGCGCGAAGAAATAAAAGCAGCGGCGGAAAGCGGCATACCCCGAGGCCGTGCAATTAGCTACATTGAAACACTAAAACAAAATGCGTTGGATACCGCTAAACAGACCCGCACGACGATAGGCCAAGACCGCGATCTGACGCAAATCGGTGGTGAACTTCGCGCTGCGGCTACCAAACGTGAAAATGATTTTCGCACTGCGGCGTCGGAAACGTACAAAACAACCGCCGCCGAAGTAGCGCAGGACGTGGCTAAAAAAGAAACTGCGGGTTTGTCTGTAACGGCACTTCCGGCATACAAGCAGTTGGTTGCAAACTTACAAGCGGAGCTAAAGCCGGGTAAACATGCGCCCGATGTTGCGGCTGCGTACAAAAAAATACTGACTCAATTAACCGGTGCTGAAGCGAAACCACTTGGCGTATTAGCGCAAGCGCAACAAGAATTGTCTGGCGCAATCCCCACCGCGCCTGCGCCAGTGTCTTTTCAAGCTATAGACGACGCGCGTCGGTTACTTGGCGAGGCTTTTCGAGGTCAACCGGCGGAAGGCTATGCTGCTATTGGTGAAATAGCGCAAAAACAATATTATCAGCAATTGTCGCAATTACAAAAAGATTTTGCCGGCGAAAAGCAAGCTAAGTTACTTGCCGATTACGCCGATTCGCGCCCAGGTCTTGAAATATTTGGCTCAAAAGCAGGTCAAAAATTGGTCGGCGCAGATAAACAGGCGCTTAACCTTTTTGCAACCGATCCAAAGGCTATACCGACGTATTATTTCAAAACACCAACGTCGTTTAATAACCTAATTGAGTTGGTAGGTAGCAAAGATTTAGCGACTAAAGCGGCGCAAGATTATGCGGCCAATCAATTAGCCGCTAGACAAACATCGCGTGAAGTTGGCACTTGGATGACCAACAACCGAGAATTTCTCAACGCGGTGCCTGAAGTTAAATCCTCGGTAATAAACTTCAAAAATACGCTTGATGCAGCCGAACGCACCGCCAAGACATTGGACACTGGTGTCAACAGCCTTCGTGCCCAACAGACGACGTTAACAGCACAAGGCAAACAAGCGGCGGCAAACAAACAACAAGGTGGCGCATTGCAAGCCGCCGCAGCAACAGCCGAAGCGGAAGCCGTAGCCGGCGAAGCCGCAGGGGCGGCTGGTGCGATTACTAAACGGGCGGCTGAAGCGGCAGATAAAATATTTGCTAATTCTGGTGTGGCAAAAAATGTTCGTGGCTTGATTGAAGGTGGCGATTTTGAAGCGTGGGGGTTAGCCGCGCCGATCATACAGCGGTCGCCTGAAGCTAAACGCGCCGTCTACGATGCCGTGCGGCAGGTAACTTCCGAAATGGCTACCAGCAAAAACGCAACGCAAAAGTTTACTGAAACCATACGACCTGCAATGGAAAAGTTTGGCATGTTGGGCACCAAAGAAGCCGATCAAATAGCGGCGCAGCTTGCCGAAATAGAAGCGCGGCGTATGCCCGATGCGGATAGATTAAACTTGGCACGGCGGCTTATATTGCAAGGCATATCTGGTGTTTCTAGCACCCTAGGCACTCGCGCAGATAGAGCCGGATTTAGTTTGGTGCCCGACATACCGGGAAACGCGCTTACGCCGCCTAGCCTTCGTAAACAAAACGAACCGCAACAAAACAGATTGGCACCCCAATAATGGCAACCTCTACCGAACTCGACGTGCGTCTGACCTCACACGAAGCG